TTCAGCGCCACCAGTACCTTCACGTAGTCATGCTCCTCCGGCAGGGAAACCGTCTTCCCCGGCCAGAGCAGGATTTCGGTTCCGTCCGACAGCGTGACACCGCTGGCGGGGCCGGAATAGCGGTATTCTTTCATCACTCGCTTTCCTCATAGTTCACTTCGGTTAACAGTGGGCCGGACGGTAAGTCGCTGTCTTCGATAAAGACGCTTTCAGTCGCGAAGTCGAGGGCGTACTGCCACAGCCCCCTGACTTCACCGATAAACACCTCGCGGGTCAGCCAGATACGGCGGCGGCAGCCGGGCGGGGTGTGGCCACCGAGAATGCGGCGGACAGCATCCAGGACATTAATCGCCCCTTTTTTACCGTTGAGCTGGCGGAAGACCACCGTGACGCAGAGCTGGATAGTCTGAGACTGGATCACCGCACCGGTATCATCCGGCCTGTCAAAGCGCGAACCGGCATAGCTCAACAGCAACGCGCCAACCGGATGGTTCAGGCGATATTCAGCCGGTTTCTCCGGGAAGTACTCCACCTGCAGTTGCGGCAGCTTCTCGCGTAACCGGGCCAGTACCGCATCAAGGACGGGCAGAACGTTCATCAGTATTTCTCCAGTAAACCGTCACGACCGCCGAAAGTGGCCGGGCGGCTGCGTACACGAAACTCGCCAGGCTCAGGCACATCTTTCTGAGTGGACGGCAGCCCCAGCGTGAGCCTGTTATCACGTAACTCCCTGAGTTGCCGCAGCGCTTCTTTGTGGTCATCCTTCACCGTATCCGGGAGGTCACCTTCCGGGCGGCGGGCGTAGAGCCGGTAACGGACCAGCGTGATGGCAATGTCCCGCAGAACAGTCGGTATCTCTGCCAGTGGCAGGATATAGCGTCCGCGCAGATGGGCATCAATCAGCTCGTCGGCATAGCGGATACAGCTGTCCACCACACGGGTATTCACTGTTGCAGGTGAGTCGAAGTCCATCTCTTCACTGGTGAGCTCGATAAGCGTCCGCTCCGGCACCTGCGCAAGCAAATCCTCCAGGGTGCAGTACATGTCACACCCCGCGCAGGATACGAATGACGTCGCCTTCACCCCCGGCTTCATCAAGTGCAATACCACAGGATTTACCGTCGCCGGACTGCGGCACGGCTCTGGCCTGAGCATCTGACTGAACAGCCACACCACGGCTGACAGCGGCCCCGGCCTCGACAGCAATAATGCCCAGAACGCTCACCGGCGTGCTGTCGCCGGTAACAGCATCCACTTCGGCAACCCCGAGCGCTGCGGCACCGGCTTTACAGGGGGTATTATCTGCCCCGACAAAACGCTGCTGTGCCAGTGCTGCCCCTGCCGTTACGGTTGTGATCAGAATGACCTGCTGAGTGGTTCCCATAACGCCTCCTTATTTACTGATACCGGTGATGAGATACCCGGCATCGCCACCAACCACGGCGACTTTGTAGATATCGGTATAACGGCAGTACTTCACCTTGCCACCGGCTCCGTCGTATTTGTCGGCAACAGGCATCCCCTTACGACGCAGGGTGTAGCCGAAGGACGGCTCGTTCTCGTCCGCGCTGTCCGCCCCCGGCTGCGGTTTGCCGACATAGTGCAGCATCAGATTGTCTCCCCAGATATCCGCCGGCACGCTGTTCTTATCCATTGCCGCTTTCATGGACGGCAGGGAGACTGGGGCACCGATGACGATCTCTTCGATCTGAAAGAGGTCCTGCAGGATTTCTGTGGTGATGCGCTTGCGTTCGTTGGCTCCGATGGCGGCCTGAATCGCCGGGTGGAACTTCAGCAGCGCCATCACGCCGGCCCCCATGGTCATCAGGTTAGGACGCAGCCCCGTGGCCGTACGGACCGCTTCCATACCGGCTTCAATCACCCCGATGGGGTCCCCCTTACCACCGGCCCAGCGATCACTGGCTGTCAGTTTTTTGACGTGCCCGGTACGGTAGACCTTTTCATCCTGAGCCAGACGGGCAGCGATAAGTTCACGGCGCAGGTTCACGCCATTCGTGGCGCGACGGATGGCCTTGCTCTCTTCGTTAAACATGGACTCCGCCTGCTCGCGATAGTCCACCGGCGCAGCCAGATCGTGTTCACCCAGCACCAGGTCCAGCGTGCCTGTTTTTTCACGGACCAGAACATTGCTGTCCGCCCCGACGGCACGCTCGGTGTCATATTCCACAAAGGCGGTTTTCCCGAAGGTCGGTACACGCACGCCTTCCTTGTCCGTCAGCACGACGGGGAAAATACGTTCGCCGATGAATGCGGCATTTTTATAGCCACGGGCGATACTGGTCAGTACCGGATCAACGACACGTTTACCTTTTAAGTAATCAGACATGCTCTCTCCTTAAATTACAGGCAGCGTGCGACAGCAGCCTCATAGCTGATGCCTTCTTTTTTGGACAGGGCCACTGCTTTCTGATGCAGGGCCAGACGCTCAGGATCGGCTTCCGCAAACTCTGCCACATCCACCTTCACCGTGTCGCCGACACGCTCTTTTGTGGCCTGTTCGGCGAAATTCATCACCGGCTCCCCGTCGGAGAGCAATGAACGAAAGGCGGTGGCCAGCGGTGTGCGGCTTTCCCCCTCAGCAAACTCCACCGGCTTGTCGCCACCGGCGACGGCATCCAGCAGGGCAACCACCACGGAGGAGGCGCGGGGAGCCAGACGGCCCTCTGCGACCAGTTTTTCTGCAAAGGCCACATTGTCCTTATGCAGTTGCTCCTGTCTGACCTGTGCATCACGCGCATCGCGATCAGCAGCCTGCTGCTTCAGGCGGCGGTTCTCCTCCTGAAGGGCTTCAATCTCTTCTTTTGTCATCGATGATTCCTCGTTACTTGCGGAAGACGGCCCCGGGCCTGTCTCACTGAATTGTGCACCTGCTGCATCCTGCGACAGTGTGTCGCGGTACGCCTCTTCGCGCAGACTGTTGAGCTGCCATTCCGGCAGGACTTTTTCTGCCTCGTCCAGACTGAAGCGGGCGATCAGAAAATCGCGCAGCTTTCCCCACAGGGAGGCATTCGTGATGGCCTGCCAGTCGGCGAACTCCACCACACCTTCTTCCTGCTCACTGAAGGACACCTGTTTCAGCCCCTTGACGGAAGGTGGCTGTGCCCCGAGAAAGCCCACATGGCGAAGGTAGAGCACGCCGGGCTTCGGATTGGACGGTGAATCCGGGAGGTAGAAAGAGGCGGACACTTTTTTGAATCGTCCGTCGGTGACCATCTCAGCAAACTGCGGGTCCAGCTGGGCAGGCTCTGCCATCAGATCGACGCCGCTGAGCGACAGGGCTTTCACCCAGCCCCACGCCGGGTCTTCCGTTCTGGGATGACCAATCACGAGTGGTGCTTCATGGACGGACGGGTCATAGGCTTTCACGCAGGCGGCAAGATCGTCTGGCGTGAACGGCAGTTTTTTGCCGTGCATATCGGTATGAGTACCGGCTTTAAAAATGTGAATGGCTGACATTTTGCTGTCCCGCGTTATGTTGTCGGAGACAGTTTGTGAGAAATGCAGGCCCGGCGATTTTAATCTGCTTTAGAAAACATCAGGAGAGAAGGACAGGGAAAGCAATGCGGTGAACCGGAGGCGGTTATAAAACAGAGGCTGTAAAGCCTTTATAAAGGTAATACAGCCCCTCATTCGCTGGCAATGATAAATCACCCGCCTGAAGAGAGAAAACTCAGCGACGGGCCGCTGATTCAAGATGGCGGACAATGGTATCGAGGATGGGGATTACCACTTCAGGCTGTAGTTCTCCATCCCCTGTCACCGGCAGGAACGGGCGGGCCGGAAGTTCAACAGACTCATTACGCCCCGTTTTACCCCCGAACTGGTGAATGGCACCGTAAACAACGTTGGTCCCCACAACAGCCTGCCGGTCGTCATGGTCGGTTGATACTGACCCCATCAGACGCCCGGTATCCTGCAGTGTCTGCCCGTCACGTTCTTCCGCTGCCAGCGAGGGCATCCACCCCGGACGCCCCTCATCAAGAAAGTTAAACTGTGTTTCCGCCAGCAGGGTTCCGGCGATTTTGCGCATCGCGGGCTCCAGGTCTGTGGCAGCAAGATCCAGCGCACGGAGGCTCCGGCGCAGGGACTTATCGTTAATGGTGATACTGACCAGGTTATCGGAAGCCATTGTTATCCTCTCAGTTCCTGTTGTGCCAGTGGCTGAAGCGTACCCTGATAGCGGGCCAGGTCGGGACGGTATGCTGCCCCCGGTGCATAAGACCAGCCGACGTCGGTGGTCACCTTCGTGGTGCCGGTATTAAAGGTGGCCACGTTCCGCATTTCGCCGGTTTTCTCTGAGACCAGTTTCAGTTCCTGGCCCATGGCAGAGCCGGAGCTGATAACCTTCAGGCCACGGGCACGGACATCCGCCGCACTCAGGGCAATCACACTACAGCGGCAGCGCCAGCCGTTCGGCGGGTAAAATGCCTGCCAGAACGGGTCATCCCAGCGCAGCACCAGACCATGCAGCGCCAGATGGCTCCTGCGGGTATGGCTGTCGTTGATGCCGGTATACATCCAGTACGGCCTGTCGTCGACGTTTTCCATCTGCTCCGCCCAACGACCGGCGCTGTAGAGTACGGACATATTGGTGCGAAAGATGGTGTCGAGCCGCCACGGGCTGCCCTGCTGAATGGTGACCGGCTCACCCGTTACCGGGTCAGTCGTGTCACGTGGTCCCCACCATCCCTTACGCTTCAGCACCGGCTCCAGCTCCTGCCGGAACCAGCGATCGGTTTTTCCTTCATCGACAGCCTGCTGCAGTGCCCCGCGAATATCTTCCAGAATATCCAGGCGGGTCACTTTAGCGACGGTAAAGGCGCGGGCATGGGCTTCCTGCCACATTTCTTCCCAGTCCCAGGTAATCTGATACCCTTTGGACTTCAGGTAACTGACTGCCCGCTTCGGGGGAAGCGTCATGCAGTACGCCAGTTCAGCCGTTGTCACGCTCATGCAGACGCCCCCAGATATTTGCCACAAAGAGAATGCGGGCCAGCCGTTCCTGCAGATCGTCCGTGTTCATCTGAGGGTAGAGCTCCGCCAGTTCGCCCAGCAGCTCAGACGGGTTAACCCCGTTTTCGACCCGCTTAAACAGAGGTGCCAGGACGGGTTCCAGCGTGCCATTTAACACACCTCCGTTCATCAGAATGTCCAGCGCGTCGTCAAGCTGCTGCTGAGCCTGAATATCGGCATCAATCGCCTCGGCAAATGACAGCGGCAGCATGTTATTCTGGCGTTCCGACGGTGGTGTCTCGTCAATATCGCCGTCCTGCAGCTGGTACTCACGCTTAAAGTATTGCGGGGTCAGACGCAGACCCGCCCGGGTGAGTTTTTCGTCGCGGGTGGCGCGGGTGTCATCAATGGTCTCCTGTTCCCACATGGCCCAGACCGGACACGGCACATCGCCGAAGTTCAGGGTGACCACCGTTCTGATGACCTGATTCACTGCCGCCTGAATGATGTCCGCATCCGCATCGCGGATATCAGCCGTTACCTCCAGCCCGGCCTGTGCAGAGGCCTTGTTACTGTTCGCTTCCGTGGTCTGATTCTGACCGAGTAATGCAATGGAGATCTCACTGCGTGACAGTGTGATCAGCTCGCGGAATACCTCGCTGCTGTCCGCCTTGCCATCCGCGGCTTTGAGTTCGATGCTGCTGTCATCGGGGATGGCGGCCACCGCGTCCTCCACCATCTGCTCCATGGAGTCCAGCAGTTTTTCAATCTCTGCATCATTTGCACCCCTCGGGTGCTTACCGATCACCCACGGGGAGCCAAACTTTTCGGCAAAGCGGAGCCAGAATTTCATCCCGCCTTTCTTGAAGGCGACCGGCCAGAAGCACATGGACAGGTCCGGGAAACCGTAAGGATTGTCATACGAGGCATCCTGTGCCGGCACCACGAATTTTGACGGTGACAGCAGCTCACCCTCCACACCCGCATCACGCGCCCGGAAGCGCAGGCAGTTGTCCGTATCAAACTGAAACCACTCAGGCGGTTTGCCGACAATATCCGTCACTGCCCACGCCCTGACCGAACGGCCCCACATGATTTCACAGGGCTGATACCCGTAGAGCACGGCATCACTCATCTCACCGATGATGCGGGACAGATCCAGATCGTCGAGCATGTCGCGGATGAAACGGAAGACCCGGGCAGAAGCGTGACCGCGCTCCAGTCCACGCTCCAGTGATTTGAGCGCTGCTTTACGTCTGCGGATACAGCCCCCGACCAGCGGGTCGGTGCGCAGTTCGCGGTAGATACGGATATCCCGTCCCTGAGCCTTGAGAATGGGATCAGGATTGGGCAGATACATGCCCAGTCCGTAAAAGTCGATCGCGCGGCTGCGGGAGGCAATCTGCGCGGTCAGTGATTTCTGAGGCTCAGAAAAAGCAACAAATTCATCGGGTGAAACCCAGATACCCCTCGCCATCAGAATCCCTCCAGCATACGGGCCGCCTGACGACGACGGCGTGAGCTTGCCTTCACCGGCCCTTTGTTAATTTCACGGCTGGCGAAATACGCCAGCGCCAGTGCGATGGCTGAATCCCCGTGACGTTTACCACCATCAGCCTTTGCTTTTGAGCGTTGCTCCGGCACGCGGGGGACACCGTTCACCACCTGAACGGCCCGCAGGTCATCCAGTGTGTCTTCATCCTTTGGTAAGTCCACCAGGTTACCGTCTTCCAGTGCAGCTTTGACCGGAGGCATATGCTCCCGGTACCAGCCTTCGGTTGGCATCACCTGCTGAACCCGGCCGGAGCCGTAGCGCTGCATGGCGTATTCAGCCAGATAGGCACCATTACCACGGGCATCAAACGCTGCACCCAGCAGACCGGGCAGGCCATCCATCAGATACCAGGTGATTTGCTCCTGCTGCCTGAACGGCACGTTACGCAACTCCAGTACGAATGGCACGCGTCGTATCAGGTTCTTCTCCTGCAACAACGGGTAGTCCACCGACAAATCCCCGCTACGGCCAAAGTCACGCCCCAGAAAAGAGCGGGCACCAGCGGGGAGCGCCTCCAGTAATGGTTTCAGATGCTCATCAAGCCAGTCCTGCGTCTCGCGGAAGCGAACCTCATCAGACAGCAGTTCATAACCTTCCTTGCAGGTCAGACGCAATACCGGCGTATCAGCGGACATGCGGGACTCTATCAGGGCTCGGGACAGCCAGGCACCGCCACCGTTGGCCGGAATACAGTCAAGCTCTTCGGATGCACCGGCACCGTAGAATTTGTACACCGACGCCATCCAGGCCTGCTCGGATGCCTCCGACCATTCCTTCCCGGTGCGCAGACAAACGCGCCGGAACAGCCCCTCAGATACGGCTTCCCGGAAAGTGATGCGATGTACGCTGCCTCCCTGACGTCCGGCACGGATATCCCCGATAAGCGTATTGAACGGATTGTCGTCACCGTCATGGGTGGAGATAACGCGTACCTTTCCCCCCCAGATAAGCATCGCCAGCGCCGCTTTCAGCAGTTCGTCCAGTTGCTCATGGAACGCCGCTTCGTCGATAACAATAATACCCTGACGGCCACGCAGGTTAGACGGGCGGCTGGAGAGCGCAACAATACGAAAGCCGGAGTCAGGAAATTTGATGGTGTAAGTCCTGATGTGTTTGTCGTCGTCGTCCTCTTCCCAGAATCCTTCTTCAATTTCACTGGCCGCATAGTTGAATGCCCGTGCCCACATCGCACACGCCTGAATGTATTCGACGGTCATGTCCTGGTTATAAGCGATGTAATACACATTCATCCCGCCTGCTGGCGCAGAAGAGGCGGCGGTCAGTACGTTATCGGATGCCTCAGCCCATGTAATACCGGTACGACGGCTCTTTTCTATCACCTTAAGCGGAGAGGCATCTGCCACCCAGCGCTGCTGGTAGGGCAACAGAACGGGAGGGGCCTTATAACTCGCGGTGTCAGGAATGTGCGGCGGCAGCTCCGTCATGATACCACCCCCAGAATTTCCCGGCGCAGTGCCTGTACGGCTTCCGCAGAGAGCCCGCCCTTACGGGCAATTTTCTCGGCGGCAGCGGCAGCACGTTCAACCCTCTCTCTGACTTCTGCCTGATAGCGCTTGAGGTTGACCGAGGCGCGGGTCAGTGTGGCGATATTTTTTGAAGCCGTTGCCAGCAGTTTTGCCCGGGCGAAGGGATCGTCGTTTTCCCGCGACTCCTGCAGGCGCATCAGGATATCCGTCATTTCGGTCTGGACGAGGGTTATCAGCCCGGCTGAACGGTCATCAGGATCGTCTCCGGCCTCCCGGGCAAGCAGACGCGCTGCCTCGGTTGCCGCCCGCACCCGGGCCAGTTGCTGCTCCATTTTGTAGCCAAACCGCTGCAGGGAAGAGCGGGTGATGCTGTACCCCTTTTCCTTCAACAGACTTTCAAGCTCTGCATAGCCGGTGAAATTATTCTCCGTCAGTGCCCGCTCAAGCCAGCGACGGACCTCCTTCGGCAGAGAATCAATGCTGCTGCGACGTCCCATAATCACTCACTCCAGTATTTTTCCGGGCGGGCAATACCGGGGCCGCATTCCACGGTGTATTCCACAATATCCACACCAAGGCGACTCAGATCGGCAAACCAGTCACCGGACGGTCTCTTCTCCAGCTCCACCATTTTGCGATCTGCCAGATAATCAAGCTCCCGGCGCAGCTCCAGTTGCGTGGTGTCCGGGTAGATGGCACGGGACACGTCCAGCAGCAACGTTTCGCTGGCGGTGTAAGGGCGGGTTTTGTTCAGGGCAACCAGCAGACTCCAGCGCAGGGATTCGCGGCGTACCCGGGTAATATCGACCATTATTGACCTCCGGTATTGCGGTACTGCTGTACCACTTCCAGTTTGTTGTAGAGCGCGTCCAGTTTGGCCTCGATGACTGTCTGGCCACGGATATAATCCTCGCGACGGACATAATTCAGCGGTAAATCCGCTTTAAATCGCATAAATTC